GGCCAGCAATGGCTTGCGGCTGCCAGCCGGTGGTCTCTTGTCCTGCGGTAGGCTCGAGCGTCGTGCCACCAGTGGCCCACGGCAGGATCTCGGGGTCTCCGGTGCCGGTGGTGGGGTACTGTTTGATCACGTTCGCCATGGTTCAACCTCAGGGGTAGATGTAATTTGCGTACGCGCCACCTGGGCCGCCGACGCCGTCGCCATAGCCCTGCACGGGTGGATTGGTCGACGGTACGAAGCCGAACACCGGCGCCTGATACCATGCGATGCCCACGATCTTGACGCCGGCTGCCTTGGCTGCCACCGCGAAGTCGATCAGCGCCTGCTGTTGTGAGCTCGACAACGCCGATGAGACATACACGGCCAAGTTGAACGCGGCCGGCGGAACGTCCGAGACCTGTACCGCGATCGCATCCGACAACAGGGCGTGAACCATCGCTGCGATTTCTCGAGCTGTGCCCTTCGAGCGATTGCGAAGGATGGCCGCCTGTAGCTTGCCCCGATAGTCGGCATCGGTCTCGCCGAGCGGATACGCGCCACCGAGCCGCGGCTGGCCGAGGAGCTGCCCAAGCGCATCAAGCTGCACGCCGGTGCCGAGCGAGACGGTGAAGGCCGATTGGAGCCACACGACCGCGGCGTCGGCATCCTTGATCGGCTGGCCGAGTGCGGCCCATGCAGCCTCGAGCTTAGGACGGCGGAATTCGCTCGGTAGAGCGTCCACCATCAACTGCCCGGCATCAAGTTGAACAAGGTCTGCCATGGGTCACACGAACGTCAGCGCGATGTGGACATCGTTTGCGACGGTCTGGGGATACTCATTCCATGCCACCGGAAGGTTGCTCGTGTTGACCGGCGGGTTCGCAGTGTCGAACTTGAGCAGGCTGATGCCTGTGCAGGTCGACACGCCGTTGACCTTGGTCGCGTCGTAGATCACGTCGGTAAGAGCGATCCCGATAATGGTCGATCCCATCGTCAGGCCGGGCGTGGCGCTGGTGCCGATATAGGCTGCCACTGCCGCTTGAATCGCTGCCTTGAAGCTCGCAGACACACCAGCGATGGTGGCCGAAACAAAAATCGTCGACGCTGCTGCGGCCTCATACTTCACATTCACCGTGAAGCCATCAGGATCCGTCACCGCGTAGGTTGTGTCGCCGAAGGTCTGGATGCCTGCTGCCTTCTGGTTGTAGATCACCGGGCCGATCGCACTGGCCGCGGCAGACCCGCGCACTACAGCCGTGAAGCTGTGCGCTGGCAACGTCGGAATGTTCACCGGCGACGTGATGCCAGCGAAGTCGCTGGTATTCTCGAACACTCGGCACTCGACGACGCCATCGAGGTCAGCGATGGCCGAGCGGATGCTATCCACCGTGGCGTTGCCGGGCAGGTGCGCGGATTCGAGCGTTCGCACGCGGAGCTCGCCGTCGGTCTCCTGCGCTGTGCCGGTTACGCCGGCGGTGGGATTGGTCAACGTCAAGAAGCTCGAGCCGACAAAGCTGGTGGTGATCGCCCACGTCGTCTGTCCGGCGGCGACGTCGGTCGGGCCGGGCACGAGCGCGATCACAGAGACGTTGGCGTTGCCGAGCGGAGCAATCGTCACCGAGGTGACCACGCCGTATAGGTCGCCAGTCGCCCCGAGCGCGATGATGGTGCCCTGCGGCACGACGACCGCGCCCACGCTCGAATTGGCCATATTGATCGTGACCGTCGTTGAGGTCGCGATATTGCGCGTCAGGCCAAGGTTCTGCACCAGCCGATCGAGGTTCACGCCCTCGGCGCCATCGAGCGTCGACGCCTGATAGGCGTAGTCGATGCCCTCTTGATAGCTCGCCAAGACCTGCGCCAGAGCCGACACGAGCTGCCCGACGACGGTGTTGCCGTTGAGAGATTGCAGCGAGGCGCCGAACGCGGCCTGCAAGTAGTTGGACAGCTCGGTCTGGATCTCGGTCGCTGTCTGGATCTGGAGGCCCGATGGGCCGAACGTGGGGCCGGGCATCAAAGACCTCCGACCGCGACGGGCACAGCCAGCACGGCGGCCTCGTCGGTGGTGAGATAGATGGTTAGCGACGACGTGCGCGCGGTCGTGTTGGTCTCGATGTCCACGCGATCGACGCTGGCCACGCCTTGCACGGTCGACAGGACGCGCCGCACCTCGGCAGTAACCTGCGAATCGCGCACGCCCTTCTGGTTGAGCAGGCCGGGCCAATTGGTGCCGATCGTCGTGTCGAAGGGATACTCGCCGAGCCACAGGCCGAGCGCCGTCTGGCACTCCTGCACGATCGCGTCGTTGCCCTGCAAGAGGCGAAAGTCGCCGCCCTCGATCAGCAGATCGCCAGCCGAGTCCAGAGCCAGATCGCGCCACGCTGTCGCCACCATCCACCTCGCTCGGCCATGCTACGCCGTGCAGGCTCGCAACGCTAGGATCGGATCGCGACGATGCGGTAGGTGCCCGCCGGCGGGGTGTAGCTGCCGGCAGCCGGTGGCATGAAGGTAATCGCCAGCGTATTGGCGGCCGACACGCGGGCGTTGAACACCGCCGCTCCTGGCGCGTTCACGGTCACGGTGTCGGTGGTCGCGAGACCGGTCACGGCGAAGGTCTGCTCGGCTGGGGCGCCGGCACTGACCGCGGCAGGCGTGAGCGTCGGGGTGTAGACGGTCTGTTGCGTGATGGCCGTTCCCGACGTGCCAATCTTGAGCGAAACAGGAACGGTGACCGCTCGACTGTTTGCGATTTCGAGCGCGTTGTTGCTGGAAATCTTGAACACGATTGTTCCACCAGCAGCTAGCTGGTTGAAACGGAATTCGCCAGTGCTGTTCTGGTAGCCGGTAAACACACGGACAGTGCCGCCGTTGTCGAGGTACTCGACGCCGGAAAAACCAGAAGCGTTCGCATTTTGCACGCCAAATGTTGCGCCGGGATTGCTGCCAATGACCTTGATCGAATCGTTGCCCGTGCCTCCGCTATTGTATTCGTGCAAACCCTTGGTGGTTGCGCCGAAGTTCAGCAGATAGCTCGTGGCACTAGAAGCAATTGCGGCCCTATAGTTGATCCCAACAAATCCGCTGTTGTCGATTCGCATTCGCAGTTGGTCTGCGCCTGTGAGGAAGATGATCGCACCCTCAGCCGCCGCCGGTGTGCTTGGGTTGCCAGCAGCAAAAAACACATTGCCACGCTGGCTACTGATCGCGCTGTAAGTGTTGCCGCGCATACCCACGTAGGGGCCGTTGGCTGCGCCGAATGCAGGCGTCGCAGAGCAGACCATGCCCATTGTTCGCGTATTGGCATCAGCGTAGAGCAGGTTTGAGTCATACGCAGGATTGGCCGCAGCGCCCATCCGAATGTTGCCTTGGCCCGACAGTGTGCCGCCGCTCATGGTCAATGATGCACCGGAGCCCAAGACCAGCGAGCCGCTCATCGTATCGCCAATCCGTGCCACAAAATCGGTACTGTTCGCTGTCGCTGCCGTTCCGAGACCGAGATTTGTGCGGGCCGTGGCCGTGTTGCCCACGTCGCTGAGGTTGTTTGCGGCGAGCAGAGCGCCCACAAGGTTGGCTTGCAGGATGCTCCAGCTCGAGCCGACCGCCGCCTGTGTGCCGCCGGCATTGTCGGCGAGCGCAAGGATCGCGTCGCCGGCCTGCACTGAGATGCCCGAGGCGCCACCGATGAGGCCAGCCACAGAGATCACCCACACGTCGCCCTTGAGCGCCGCTGGGTAGTTGGGATTTCCCGAGCAGTCGATCGAGCCCTTGAGGTCAAGCAGACCGACGACTGCCGTGTCGACGTATCCCTTCGTTGCGGCGTCGGTGGTCGCTGTCGGAGTGCCGAGCGACGTGATCTTCTGGCTGCCCATGTCAATCGCGCCAGTCATCGTGCCGCCGGCCTTGGGCAGTGCTGCACCAGCAGTGCTCGCAGCCGTGGCAAGCGTCGCGACTTGCGTCGTCGTCATGTACCCGTCATTGCCCGCTGTCGCCGCCGCAATGGCAATCGTGCGATCGGCTGAGAGGTCGCCGCCGCCGGTGAGAGGCGCTGTCGTGTTGATCTGTCGACTGGCGGGTACCGTGCCTGGTGCAGTGGCCGCGATAGTCCACACGCCGCCGACCTGCACGAGCGCGTCGGGGACGCCGACGATGACCCCAGTGTCTGCGTTGATGATTCCGGCCTTGTTTGCCATCACTCCACCTCGACGATGTCGGAACCGCTCGCGATGCAGCCGGTCATGTCAAACGGGGTCACCGGCGCGCCTGCCGCCACCGCTGCCATGCCGGCGATAAAGTTCTGGACCACCGTCTGATCCACGATGATCTTGATCGCGTCGCCAGTGCGAGCTGCGCGGCCGCTGGTCTGTCGCAGACCGGGCAGGAGCGGCGGGACGATGCCGTCGGGCAGGGCTGGCACTTGTGCCGGTGGCGTGGCGGGTAGGAGCGGAGCCACGCCGAGCTGGAGCTTGTCGTTTTGGCCCGAGGGCTGCGAGATGATGACGCGGTCGGCCTGCGCGGCGGGCGCACTGCCGCCGGCGACAGGGATGCACCATGCGTCCGACAGGTCATGCCGACGGACGTCGAACGGGTCGGCCTCGTCGCCGGTGTCGCGCCAGAGGGCCAGCGGCGAGCTCGAGAAGATCAGGATGACCTTGTCGCCGGCCTCGAGAGGATACGTCATGCTGCCGCCGGCGCCCGCAGGATAGGCCACCGGAACGTCGGTCAGGACCGGCAGCGACTGGAGCTCGCCGTTGATCAGCACGCCGGGGAAGGGTTGCACCGACGCCGTGCCGCTGGTCGACCACGACACGACGACGCCGGGCAGAGCTGTCCACACGTTCTGGAGTCGGCTGGTGATGGCTTCGTCTATCACCTGCTCGAGTGTGATCCCGATCATGTCGCCCCCGAGAGCAGCGTACACTCTACGACGCTATACCAGTCTTGGCCGCGCGAGTCGCCGCGATGCACGGCCGAATCCACGCGATAGGTGCCGTTGTATTGCGTCGACTGCAAGACGACCGGCCGGCCGGGGTTTAGGTCGGGCTGGAGCAGCGCAGTCAATCGGAGCCGCTTGCCGGTCTTGTCGTTGGGCTGGTTCTTCTTGAATGGCTTTTTGGCTTGGTCGGTCATGGGTTCGGGCGAACCGACGAGGCCAGTGGTCGGCGACAGGAGCACTGCTGTCTGGTTGGTGGCGCCATCGAGCGGCAGGATGACCAGCACGCCGTCTTGAATGCACCACCGGAGCGACCACGGCGAGAGCAGCTTCGAAAGCGCGTCTTGACCGGGGCCGACGTGGATGGAGCCGGCGCGAACAGAGTAGCCCTCGAGGAGCGGTCGCGACGTGGGCAGGATGGCGAGACCCATGTCGGCGGCGATGCGCTGCACGGCGATGGACAGCGGCGCCGAGGTCGAGAACGACCGATTGACCTGCGTGCGCCACGCGGAGTCACCATCGCGCACAGTGATCGTCGTGGCCCAGTCTGGTCCATCGCGCGCCACGATCTGATCTTGGAGCTGGCCGCTGTAGATCAAGCTCGAGGCCTCGGTGTAGCCGGCGACCAGCCGCACCTCGTCGCCGCGTTGGAAGCTCGCGCGAGTCTCGGCCGACAAGTTGTAGACCGTGATCGTCGCCGGGTCGGGGTACTTGCTCAACGTGCGCTTGATCTCGAACGACACGCGAAGGTCGGTCCACTGGCGACCGCCAATCGTGAGCACCCATTGCCGGCCGTAGAGCTGCGCCATCAGTCGATCGCCGTGCGGTAGTAGACGCCCACGCGGCCGCCGAGCTCGTTGGCCCCAGCGTCGACGCCGGGCGTGGCGGTAGCGAAGCAGCGGAGCAGGCCTTGCACCATGCCCTCGTGCAGGTAGAGCGCCTGATTCCACGCGATGCCAGAATTGCGAACGGCGAGGCCCGCCGCCAGCGCCACGCCTTGCGTGTTGCGGATGTCGCAGCGCCAGAAGCCGGCGCGGACGTTGTAGCGGAAGAAGAGCTGATAGGCTTCGCCCTCGAGCTGCACCTCGGCGACGATGGGCGTGGCGTCCTCGGTCGTGTTGATCGGGATCTTGAGGTACACGCGCGCCTCCTGCTACGGGTTCAGCACCTGGTAGAAGTTGGACTGCAAGACCGGATTGGTCGAGGCCGCCTTGCGGGCGACGTAGTTCGCCGGGGCTTGCGGGTTGGCTGTCGGGGTCGAGGCGCCGTTCTGCCAGTAGCTGTTGGCGGTAGGGTTGGGGTCAGTCCAGTAGACGGTGGTATTGTCGACCTCGAGCGAGACCTTCTTCTTCTTGGGCTTGCCCTTGGGTTTGAGCGTCGACTTGAGCTTGACCGCGACCGTCTTGCCCGAAACGATGGTGATCACCTTGCACTCGAGCTGGATCGTGCGGCTGTCGCCGTCGGCGAACTGGCGCTGCATCGTCACGCGCTCGAGCACGACCGGCTGGTAGTCGATGTCATCGACTTGGATCCACAGCGAGGTCTTGTCCTGGCACGCCAGCGCGAGGATGTCGAAGGCCTGCTGCGGCCGGTTGATGCCGCTGGGCTTAAAGCTGTCGTCCCACGGTCGAGGCGTCCAAATCGTCACGAGCGTGAACGTCTTGGGCTTCACGATGACGTGATCGGCGATGGCCGATCCGTCCTCGACAGGGTGATCGGTGGCCTGCGCCTCGCGCGTGTGCGTGATCGTCTCTGCCGTGTCCGGCGAGATGACGAGGCCGCTGGAAAGCTCAATCTCGCAGAAGGCCATCAGTAGTCTCCCGCCAGCGCCGCTTGGGCCTGCATCAGATTTTGATCCCACAGGCCGCGCGCGACTGTGTCCAGCTCGCGAGAGACAGCGGCCGCCTCGGTGCCGGGTGCAGCGTTCACGGTGATGCTGATCCCGCCGACGTCGGTATTGATCGCCGGCGCACCAGCCGGGCCAGCCGTTGCCGCCGCCTCGGCCATCCCTTGCGCCTTGGGCACGTCGAACAGGGCGCGGCCCATGATGTCGCCATAGCCGGTGGCCCTTGAGACATAGGCCTGCCCCTGAGTCATGAACTCGGCGCCAGTCTGGCGAAGTGTGGCGCCGGCTGCGGCAAAGTTTCCGGTCGCGACGTGAGCGACAGCAGCCGCGAGACCAGCGAGCGCCTTGGCAACCATGACCACGGTGGTCAACATCGTGTCGAGGATGCCCATCACTGCGCCGAGCACAACGGCGAGACCACGGAAGCTGACAGACAGCAGATCCACTCCCTTCGAGCTATCGCCCGCATTCTTGGTCACATCGGAGAAAAGCGGCAGGATGTAGTCGACGAACAGGAGCTTGATGGTGCCGAGGGTCTCCTCGAACTTGAGGAAAGCCGGCGTCATTCGCTCGCCGATCTGCCGCGAGAGCGCATCCGAGCGGGCCTTGGCCTTGTCCATCTCGAAGCCAGCAGCGCCGAGGCCGGTGGTCTGCGCGCGATACTGCGCGTCGACTTCGCCGGCGACTTCGCCCATGGCCTTCATCTTGTCCTTGAAGTCGGCCGCTTGATTGCCTGTCAGCGACAACGCTTCCTTGAGGCCTTCGATGCGGCCGAACAGGGCGTTGATCTGCTCCATGCTGCCGTCGGTCGTGTTGACCAGCATCTGCATGACGCCGACAAAGCCGTACTTGCTGATCGCCTCTTTCATGCCGGTGATGCCGAGAGGCTTGAAGGCTTTTTGGAACGCGGCCTCCATGGGCTTCGAGCGGTCGATGAGCGCACGCATGGCCGAGGACATTTGCGTCATGACTTCTGCGCCGCTGCCTGTCACGCCGGTAAGCGTGGCGGTATTGGCCATCACTTCCTCGATGCTGACACCGAGCTGCGCGGCCAAAGGTGTGACTTGGCCAATGCTGGCGGCCATCTCGGGCAGCGTGATCTTGCCGAGGTTGACCGTCTTGGAGCTGAGATCAGCGACCTTCTGCATGGTCGCCAGCGACGTGTCGCCGTAGGCCTTGGTCACTGCCGCCAACACCGAGAGGCCGTCCTTGGTCGTCGCGGCACCAGCGGCGCCGAGCTTCATGGCGATCTCGAGCTGCTGGGTCGCTTCCTTGCTATCGCCGAGCGTGCCGATTAGGTCGTAGAGACCATCGTTGATCTCGCTCGTGCCCTTGCCGAACTGCAACGCCATGCGCTCGACGTCTGCGGCGAGCTCGCGGGTGCGGAGTTGGTCTCCACCGATCAGCGAGCTGATGTTGGCCATCTCGCGACCGAACTGCACCGACTGATCGACGCCCTCCTTGAGCGTGCCGATGACCTTGCCGACGCCTTGCATGGCCAGATTCGACAACATGGCGCCGGCGGCGACATCGAGCGCGCCCACACTCGACTTGATGCCGGCGAGCTTCTGATCGGTCTTGTCGAGCTGGCTGGTGTCCGAGCGGAAACCGAGCTTGATCAATAGGTCGCGGACGATCATCGGTGCGCTCCCTTACGTGCCTTCTCCATCTGCCGGTTGCGTTCACGAACGCGATCGGAGACGAGCAGCACGTCGTCGAGGCTCCATTCTGTCTGAACTTCGATCAGGCTGCGAGCATAACCAGCCTCGACCGGCAGCGTCCAAAGCCACCGCGTCTTGATGGCCTGCTCGCGGAGCTTGCGAATCTCGGCCGACTGCTGGGCTGGTGTCAGCTCATGCCCTGAAGCGCGCCCACGCCCAGAGCCGCCAAAAAAGACCCGCAGCTGTGGTCGATCGACAGCAGGTGCAGGCGATACAGATCGGCGAGGTCGTGGGTGTCGCGCGGCGTCTTGCCGTCTGGCCCCATCACAGGCTCGCCGCCCAGCGTGCAGCCGTGCAGGACGCGCGTCCACACGAGGTCGCGGTATTCCTTGTCGCGGAGCATCTTTGCGGCCTGAGCGAGCATTCGACCGGTCGCCGCGAAGTTGTCGACGCCGGCTGCCTCGCTCCTGAGGCCATCGTCGCCGGCGGCGGCCAGCATACGCCCCCGCCACTCAGCGACAATGCACGCGACGTCGAAGGCAGAAGCAGCGTCCAGCTTGGGGATAGTGGCCTGCTTGCCGTTGACGTCGATCGTCTTGATGTCTCGCACTTGGCCCCGCTTAGACCGCCATGCCCGCGAACTCGGACACGAGCTGGCCGATGAAGGTCCACTCCACCGTGGACACCTCGGGACCATACGTCACGGTTGGTTCTTTCTGCAAGGCCGCCCGCTGCATGGTCACCGTCTGGCCGCCCTGCGCGTTACGGATCACCACGGGCACCGTCGACTGCGCGCCACCGACCGTCTTTTGCGCGAACAACAGGCCATTGAGGTAGTTGTTCGACATCGAGGTCTGCAACAGCGTGACGGTGATGGTGCCGCCACGAGCGCCGCGCTTGTAGCTGATCGCCGGCGAGCCGTCGGCGCCTTCCTTCAACATCGCGGCATCCGAGGCGAACTCGGCCGAGACGAAGTCGCCATCGCCATAGCCCGAGACCGGGACGCCGGCTACGATGATCGAGATGTCGTTGGGGCTGTAGCTTCCGAGCAGGTTGGCCATGGTTCGACTCCGTTAGACCGCGATGTTGAGCGTCAATTCCACCGACTGGATAGCGCCGGTGCCGACGAGGTTGGCCGTGATGCCGGGCAGGTAGCGCGCGGTCTTGTTGGCCGGCGAAATCTCGCTGATGTCGGGGATCGTCCACGACTCGGCCACCTTGAAGGGCTCGAGCATGCCAAGCGAAACGTACCGCTGGCAGACGTTGATCGCCGCACCAGCCACCGCCGCGATGCCGGTGTTGTTGTAGGGCAGCTTGCCGACCTGCGGCGAGAGAACCGCCAATACTGCGGCCTGAATGTCCGACTCGAGCCGATCGCGCATGGCGACCGTGTCCATAAAGGCATGCTGACCAGCGGCCACAAAGCCGGAGGTCTGGCCCTTCTGCACCTGGTCGATGCCGCCGATCGTGACGTACACGTTTCCGCCGTGGGTCGTGACGTTGTTGTATTCCGCCGTCGACAGGTCGTCGGTCTCGGGGCCAGTCAGCGTCTTGCCGTGCGCGGTCGCTTGGCCGAGGCCCTGCGGGATCAGCTTGCCAGCCAGAGCCGCATCGCACGCGCCAGCGCCGACGTTGGTCGTGGCAAAGCTCGCGGTGTTCTGCGCGGCACCCAGCGTGCAGGAGTAGTCCGAGAGCACGAGGTCGACCAGCGGATCCAACGCGGTCAGCACGATCACGCGATCGTTGTCCGTGCCGCCACCGACCGAAACGACCGAGGCCGAGCAGATGAGACCACCGCCGACCGCGGCAATCGCCGACGCGAAAGACGCCAAGGTCGCGTCGCTGCTCACGCCGAACACAGTCGGAGCCGTGGCCACACCGTTGAGCTTCACCGTGACGCTGTTGAGGGCCACGAAGGCCGAACTGATCGTGAGGGTCACGGTCTGCGCGTCAGCCTTGCGGGCGAAGATGCCGGTGCGGATGCTGCCGCTCGACTCGAGCGTCGTGACCGCCGAGGGCGCGCCGGTGAAGGCCGCGGCCTCTTGGGTCTCGGCGAAAAAGAGGTGACGGCGAGCGGCCACGGTCTCGACCCAAGTGTCGGTGGTGACGATGTCAGCCGCGCTGCGCGAGGTCAGGAGCAGGGCATACCAGATGCCATCCTGCGCCTCGACCGCCGACAGCGACGCCGAACTCAGGGTCGACACCGAGGCGACCTTGAAGCTCTTGGTTCGCTGGGTCTGGCCCTGAAGGGCGGCGGCGAGCTTGTAGGCCTTGTGATAGGGCGCGAAGCCAAAGCCGATCAAGTCCTGCATGTTGTAGCAGGTACGGATCTCGGGAGTGCTGGGACCAGCGGCGCCGAGCACGTTCTGCGTGTCGATGATCATCGGGACGCCGAAGCCATCGACCGAGGCCGCCGCGCCGATGAGGTTGATCTGGATGTCCACCAGAGTGCTGCTAGGTAGCTTTGCCATCGTTCAACCTCTCAGATCGGCACGCCGTCGACTTCGATTCCGCTGAGGTCGACCGTCTCGATCCAGCCCGTCACTTCCGACGAGCTTTCGAGCGTGGCGACCACGACCTCGCATTGTGCGCGACTTTCCGCGCGGGTGTCTAGCAGCGCCGTGAGGTCTTGCACCGGCCCCAGCGGCCACGCCTTGCAGCCAGCCTGCCGCAGGGCGAGGATCCGCGAATCCTTCCGCAGCTCTCGCTTGAGCGCCGAGAGGAGCACCGTCGCATGGTTGGCCCCGTAGGCGCTGTTCGAGTAGACGTTCACCTGCAAGATGTGACGCCGGTGCTGGGCATAGGCGACCGTGCCAGCCGTCGACGTGATCTGCGCCTCATCGCTGCCCTGCTGTCCTGGCGCGATGTCGCGCGTCGTCAGGTTCAGCGCCGCGAAGGGCTTGGCTGGAATCGGGAACTGCGCGCCGTTGTTCGACGTGGCAAATTCCCAATACACCGTGCAGCTCGGCATCGCGGCCTTGACGGCGTCGTAAAGTGCATCTTGCACGTTGGGCCAAGTGTAGCTCGCCATCAGGGCTCCACCGTCGCGCTGTAGAGCACGAAACGCCGATACGTGCCGTGGCCGACCCACCGTCGGTCTTGCCATACCTGATAGACGCGGCCGTCGTAGATGATCTGATCGGCCTGCTGGATGCTCGAGGTCGTCGTCGGCTGGTCGCCTTGCACGTCGGCCAGCGTGTGCATCATGTAGCGCGAGCTCAAGCGAATACCCTCGGGCAGCATTGCGCGCGTCCGACCGCTGATCGGGCCGATGCTGGCCGCGATCGTCGTGTCGGTGTAGGCGCCGACGGTGAACACGCCCTTGCTTCCGGTCGTCGTCGAGATGGCGCCGGCCGCGTACCGCCGGCGAGTGACATCCTGAGCGGCGAGCGAGATCACTGCATCGCTTACGATCACAGGGACGCCGCTCATTGCTTCACCTTGTACGTGATGGAGTTGATCAACTGTCCGGTGTCGATGAGCGGAGCCGCCGCATTGCCAGCCATCGAGGCCAAGCCGCTACCGTGCGCGCCTTTCTCGATCTTGCGCTGGATGGTGACCGCGGCCAGCGGCGGCGGGATGTGGTCGCGAATCCGAGTCTTGACCGCGTTCGACGTCATCACGCCGATCCGTTCGCCAGCTTGGCTTGCCGGGCGCACGCCGGTCGCGACCTCGGCAGCCTGCTCTCGCGCGAAGTCCTCAACGCGACGATCTTGGTCAATCGTGGCTCGCAGAAACGACCGCTCTGGGATGCGTCCGGCGCCGAACTCGTGAATCGCGGCGAGCTGTGGATTGGTCAGGCTGTCACCGGCGCGGGCTGAATCGTCTTGATGGACGCCGACGGTGACGACGGTGCGCCGGAGCTTGCCGAGCTCGCGTAGAATCTTGTCCCACACTGCGCGGTTGTCGATGACTTGGGTGGCCATTAGACCACCAGCCCGCCAGCCGTTCGCCGCCGGATCAACTGCATCAGCGCCACACCGTAGGCCGTCGTCCGCAGGCCCATGACGAGTCCCGCGGTATCGCTTGAGCCGTTTGAGACCGACACGTCGCCGACGTCGCGATTTGTCACAGGCCCGACCGTGCCAGAGGCCCCGCCGCTCGAGCGCACGCACTGGTGGCAGACCCACAGGAGCGTGGCCTGGTCGGCATCGGTGCCCATGACGCTCGGGGCCACAGCACCGGGCGCAAAGGCGATCCACTGGTTGACCAGAGAATCAGAGAGGCCCGACAGCTCTGGCGCGAACGTCTTAACGTCGGTCGCGGTCACAGCCATCGGGCCTCCCTCAAGTCAGCCAGCTGGATCTGGCTCAGCTCATGCCGTAGCGGATCAGCATCGCGATCGGGTAGCGGATGTTGAGGCCGCCAGCCTGCGCGTGGATCGCCTGGGTGATGTAGGTGTTTTCGATGTCCGGCGGCAGGAACACCGGAGCGAGCGGCAGGATGCGGCCGGCGACCTGCGGGTCGTGACGGTAGCACACCATGAAGCTCGCGCCGCTGCCGTTGTTGGCCAGCTCGGGGTGCGACGTGATCTGCGAGTCGCCGCCGCCCGCCGCCGCCAGCGCCTGCTGGGCGAACTGGAGGATGGTGGTGGTGGTGAGCTGCGAGCGCGCCGTCGTCGCGATCTTCATGTAGTCGCCGACGCTCAGGGCCAGACGATTCGGGAGCAGGTTGCCCTTGCCCTTCACGTTGAACACCACGGTCTTGATCAGGTCGACGATGTCGGCCTCGATCTCGTCCGGCGTCTTGTTCGCCCACAGCGGCGAGCCAGCGGCGCCGTTGGCCACCACCGACTTGGTGATGTTGGCGTCCGAGTACAGACCGTTGATGCCTTCCTGCGAGTCGCCGAACCAGTTTTCGGCGTTGATGGTCTCGCTGATGAAACGCATCGCGCCCTGCAGCTCGAGGGCCGGCAGCGGGATGTTGCCGAGAGCGGCGCGAGCGATGTCGTCCAAGCCCCACGAGGCGTGGCCGATCAGCGGCGCGACGTTCTGGCTGTTCTTGGAGACCTGAATGTCGCCGCGGGTGCCGATGTCCTTGTAGGAGCGCGACAGCCGACCGCCGGTCGTCCAAGTCTGCGCCTTCCAAGTGTAGACCTCTTGGTAGGGCGCCGGCTGGTCGACGGCCATCGGAAACGCGGTCATCGAGGTCAGGTCGGTCAGCGGCTGCTGAGCGATGACGGCCGAGACGTACTCGAGCTCACGAGCCAGAGCATAGCCCGACGCGGCGTCGGAGCGGAAGCCCATGCTCTTGCCCAGAGCGTCTACGGTGTGGCGAAGCTGGCTGGCATCGTAGCGATCCCACCGCTTTGCGGTCTTGTTGGCGCCGATCGGATCCATGTCGAACACGGTGCGACGGCTGGGGAACTTGATCTCGCTCATGATGGTTCTCCTGTGTTCCCTTAGCCTTACGCCGGGAGGTTGAGCACGAGGGCAGCCTTGTTGTTGCCCGCGACGGTGAAGCTTCCGGCCCACTGGACGTTCGCCAGCAGATCAGCGTTGCCGCCGTCGTTGTCCTTGCGGAACGAGCCCTTGGGCTTGCCCACGCCAGCGGTCTTCTGGATGTAGACCGGATCGGCCGGGGTGACATCCTGAGTGCAGTAGACCCACACGCCAGCGGTCTTCTGGACCACCGGCATGTTGGGATTGCCCGCGTTGTCGTACACCAGCGACTCGATGGCGAGCGAGCCGTCATCGAAGCACACGCCGAGGAAGTTGCCGTCGTACAACTTGGCGCTGTCATTGGTGGCGTCGTAGCCCACACCGTAGCCGGGGGCGACATCAGTCGCGTCGACCAGCACGTAGCTGCGAACGTACTTGTTGGCGTCGGCGCCGTAGGCGAGCTGCCCGATGGTGCCGGCGGTGAGGCGAGCGGTAACCGAAGTGAAAGCTGCCATTGGATCTCCTGTTAGCCCCACCGCGAGCGGAGCAGTTCATTCGCCGAGGGCGCGGCGTCCTTCTTGCCCTTCTTGTCCTTGCCCTTGCGATCATAGAGATCGGAGCCTTCGACTTCTTCGTCGTCGTCCATCTCCTCGTCGTCGCTGCCCTTGTGCATCTTGTCGGCGTTCAGCGCACCGGCGATAACCGAGGCGGCCGAGTGCTGCTTGGCGGCGAGCTCGAGGGCCGCATCGAGGCGGGCCACTACGTAGTCGTCCGAGCGGTCGTCGCCGACGGTCACGCCGAGCTTGGCGAGCATGTCGACGCGCACCTGGCGATCGCTCTTGTCGGCGCAGTCGTACTTGCGACCGCACACGGCGGTGGCCAGCGTTTCGAGCTGCACGCGCGCCTTGGCGGTGGCGACGGCATCGGCCTTCACGGTCTCGAGGGCCTTGGTGTGCTCGGCCTTGGCGGTCTCGAGCGCGGCCTTCGCGGCGTCGAGCTCGGCCTCGGCGCGATCAGCACGAGCGGCGGCCTCGGTGGCCTTGGTGTTCAGCGCATCGAGGTGCGCGGTGGCGGCGGCAGCGGAGGCGCTGTCGACGTCCAGCTTGAGGGAACCGATCATCAGTGCGGCCATGCAATCCTCGCTCGCGTCGATTCGTTGCGCGTTGTGCGCGACTCCCAACCATGCTGGGACAGCCGCAACCGCCATGTCAACAGCATCCGACGTTTGCCGCCGGGCGATACTCTCGGCCCACCGCTTGCCCGCGTCGCCGCCCCAAAGCTCCCACGCCACCTTGCCGCGGGTGGGATAGCCTTCCTCGCCCTTGCGGAAGCCCTTGGCCTTCTTGTCGACCTCGTGCCGGGCGAAGAATGAGACCATGCGTTTGATCGTACTAAGGCTGACCGGTTGCCGATTGGCGAGCTGGCGAGCGCGAGCGACGCCAACCTCAGTACCACCGCGCCGGCTCGGCGGGAGCTCCTCGCGCATGGCCAGCGCCCGGCGAGCGGCTGCGGCAACATCGGCCGGCGGGCGAAAGCTCGCCTCGTCCTGGCGTGGCTCCTCATCGGGCTGGTCGTCGCCCTCGTCGACATCGGAGGCGTCGGTCTGCACGCGGACGTCGGGGCCATGCCGGCCACGGTCGACCAGTGCGACGTGATTCGCGCGGCGGGCGACTTGGATCGAGTCATAGGCGATGCCCTTCCATGTGCCGGGCGTTGGGTCGAGGTCGCATTCGTAGCCGAGCGACACTTCGCGGTGAGTGGTCATCGCAGCATCGATCGCGAGACCGTCCCAGATGGTGATCGAGCTGCCGATCATGTCCTGCAAGCGCACCACCGTCTCGCCGATGCTGCCGACCGCGAGCTGCCGCGCGTTGTCGCGATTCACCGGCCGCACGGGATGGTTGAGCGTGACTGGGGCCAGCCGCAGGCTGTCGAGCCACTGCGGATTGGTCAATGTCGACATCGGCACGAACTCGCGCCACGTCCGGTCGCCGTCGACATAGGTGTAGACGCCTTCCTTGGCCAGCGTCGCGCGACCGATGAAGCGGCCGCTCGTGGCCTCGATGGCGTCGATCTTGAAGTCCAGCGTATCGGTGCGCTTCTGCATGGTGTCCATGGTAGCGGTCGGCCTCACCGTCGCGTCAAGGTGCGTCTTTCGGCGAGGCGCACTTCGCTAGCGACTTCCGACGCCGCGCGCTTGCGGATCGCCTCTTGGCTCGCGCCTTCGCCCTGCTTCTGCGTCGGGCCGAGGGCTGCCGTGCGTTCGATTAGCTCCTCTTCGCTCCACGTCGAGGTGCGCCGGATGTCTTGGGCCGATGTCACGGGCGACGCCGTGCAGCGACACTGGATCGGCTCGCCGGGGTGTCCGATCGGCGGCGGGCTGTCCCACGACCAGACCGAGTGTTGAAGCGCGACGTGGGTCGGCCGCTCGCGGTTGTCCATGACGCCGATCCACTCGTAGTGGTTGAAGCCGGCGGCCTGCTGCTGCGTGCGGTTGCAATCGCTGTTGTACTTGCCGACCTGGTCGCGGGCGATGAGGGCCGCCCGTCGTTGGGCGATGCCTTCCTCTTGCTCGAGGCGGCGGGCGATAGTCTCCCAACGAGCGCCGGCCGGCACCATCTCGCGCACGATCACCCCGATACGCTCGGAGATCTCCTGTGGCTGCGACGTGATCAGCTCGGCATTGACGCGCACCCAGCGATCGCGGGCGACCTCGAGCGGCGAGCCGGGCTCGATCGGATTGACGCCCAGCGTCTGAAATACTCGCAGGTTCGCGCGCACGGCATGGCGTTCGATGTCGCGGGCGATGACGTCGGGCAGGCCGGGCGGCAGGCCGTCGGCGAACAGGTCAAGCCGCCGTTGGGTGGCGACAAGGGTCTGTTGCACGATGGTGGGCAACGTGAGCTGCGCGCGCTCGGCCGGGGTGTGCGGTCGATTCTGCTCGGCTGCTCGTCGGGCCGCTTGCCGCTCGGCGCCACGTTGGGCAATCCGCACGGCGGCCTCGGGCTCCGGTGGTCGCAGTTCCTCCTCGGGTGGCTCGTCGGCGTCGGCGCGGGCCTGCTCGGCGTCGGCCAGTGCTTGCCATAGCCAGAGCTCGTCGATGAGCGGTCGCACCAGCCAAAAGGCATCGGCCGCGATGCGCTGGAGCTTGCGCCGATAGCTGGCCTCGACAGCGTGCGGGAACGGCAGCGGCGGCGTCTTGATCGGCGGCTGCTTGGCGAGCTCGGCGAGGCGCGCGCGATTCTGTGCGAGCGGATCGTCGCGAACACCGCCGCGAACTGGTCGCAGGTCTTTGCCTTTAGCGAGCGGGCGAAGCGGTCTCACACGACCTTGATCACCAGCGGCAGCTCGGGCGCACGCTGCTGGATCGCGCGGTACGCTGCACCCTCGACGCCGGGCCGGCGCGGAGCATGGAACGACAGTTCATCGCCGCCGGGATAGGTGACGCGAGCGCCCCACCAGCCGTCCTCGCGCTCGTGCAGCTCGAGCAGCACGAAGATCTCCGGCTCGGCTGGGGCCAGCTCGACAACCGGCGCCGCTTCCTCGACCGGGTCGACGGTGACGACGACGACCGGCGCCTCGAGCTCCTCGACGGGAGTCTCGACGGCGGCGGCCTTTGGCTTGGTGCTCTTTTTGGTGGCCATGGTCACTCCTCGGGCAGGCCGGGCTCTGGCGCTGCGGCGGCCGTCTGGGCCTCGGCCTTCTGCTCGCTGATCGCTTGATCAAGAGTCGTTTCGTAGCTGTAGGAGACACCGCCGAAGCGCGACTGGCGAATCTCCACCGGCTCGAGCGCGTCCATCTGATAGTAGGCCTGGTCGACCTTGGCTTGCCGTTCGCGCCGCTCGATCTCCTTGTCGAGGTCGGGCGGATCGATCGGGTTGGCGCGAATCACCCACCGGGGCGGCAGCTCGCCCTTGGTCGGGCCGTCCTTCGACGCGAAGATGAGAGTGGTCAACCGTGTCAGCTGCGGGATGACCGACTGCACCTGCCAGCCGTGGACGTACTCGGCCCACAGGCGGTGGTCCTCTTGAGCTCCAGCGAGGCGGCCTGATTGATTACCCCACAAGCGCGACTGCGGGATCCGCGATGCGCCGGCGATCTCGATCTTGAACTTCTCGAGCAGGCTATCGAGGCCGCCGACGGGCTGGCCGAGCCGCTGGTATTCCTCGGCGTCGGCATCGATGAGCGCCAAGCCGAACGCGCCGAGGCCCATCTTGAAGGCCTGCGTCCGTGTGATGACCGACGAGACCTGATCGCTCGCGAGGTTGAGCGAAAGATCCTTCATCTTGAGCACGCCTTGCGCGAACTCGGAGACCGTGACGGCCACGCCGTCGAAGGCCATCCCGTAACGACGCAGCGCGTCAAAGCACGCCTCGTAGACCGAATCGCCCCACGTCAGGTTGGCCACGCGAGTCAGCATGTCGGTGGGGACGCCGTTGAAGCGGAGCAGGCGCGACCAGTGGACGCGATAGCTCACCGTGTTGGTCGACTGGCCGTAGGGCGTGACCTGGTAGTACACCGGGAGGCCAAAGTTGATGCTGTCGACGTCGTCGTCGTACAGCGAGATGTCTGGCAGCGCGTAGCGTGCATCGACGATCACGATCTGCTTGACCGCGCCGAAGTCGCCCTCGGGCAGCGGCGTCGCGAGCGTCGTGTAGGCTTCCATGCCCGACTGCATCGGCTGCGACAGGCCGGCCGGAACGTCGTCGGTGAGCAGCAGGCCGACCGCGCCGCGAAAGACCATCGCCCACCGGAGGCCGTCGGCGCACTGCTGGATCGCGTGCAGCCGCTGCCACTCCTGCTTGACCATCGACTTGAGGTCGTCCGTCGGAGCGCCGCCGTCGGTGGCCTCGAAGTCGATCTCGAAACCGCTGCGGGTGGCATCGCCGACGACGTCGTCGACCAGCCGCTTTGCGATCCAGTTCTGTCGGTAGAGGTTCTGGAGCTGGTTCCACTCGATTCGAGCGCGCGCCTTGAACTCAAACGATTCGGTCTTGTCGCGACCGGGAAGGCCGGCGCCGGTGTAGAGCGACGACCAGCCGTCGGCGCGGGCCATCGTGCGCTCGGCCTGTCGGCGGGCGTCCTCCATGCGCGCTCGGCGACGCTCGGCGGCGGCGTCCTGTCGGGCGGCGTCGTCGGACATGCGGCGGGAGGTCTGATCGGCGATCTTCTTGCGTGCCATGGTGGCCAATCCTGCCGCTATGCCGAAAGGAGCGCAAGCGCCGCGTGACCGCTGCCGAAGTAGCGCAAGAGCTGCGAGGTCGCGTCGACGCGGTTGTCGCGCTCGTTGAGCTTGCGATTGCCAGTGAAGCGCAGCAGCTCGCGGCGGTAGTCGTAGAGCCACGGCGCCGACTTGGGCACCAGTACGCGACCGCCTTGGAACCACGGCGCCTGTGCCCACATGCGCTCGGCCTTCGAGCTGCGGCCGGGGTCGAGGGCCTGCGTCGCCCACCGCCAACCTGGTCGACGTCGCAGGTTCTGCACAAGCGGGCCGCCCACCGACTTCTTTTCGACGAGGATCAGATCGGGCTGATGCTCGCGACAGAGCTGCTCGATCCGTTCCTCGAGCGGCGCCAACAGCAGCTTGACCGCCTCGGCGTGCAGCAGGTAGACGAAATGGCCGTGATGCAGGCCGACGACGATGCCGGTCTCGTCGTTGGTTGCGCCAACGTCCTCCGCCGGGTCGATGCTGATGACCAGCCGACCTTTGCCACGCTCGGGCAGCACATCGAAGGTGTTATCGAGCCACGCCGGCTCGAGCATGGCGCCACCGGGCTCGAGGTCCCAGTCGCCGTCGATCCATGCCGCGACGATATGCGCCGGGCCTGCATGGTGGAGCTGCGTCAGGTACTGCTTTCCCGCCTCGGTGTCCGGTGCGAGGTAGGGGTTGTCCTTGATGGTCGACGGGATGTAGACGCGCTGAATCGGTGGCTTGCCGCCCTCGTCCGACCAGAACGGCGACAGCGGTCGCGATGGCGTGAGATACCGCGCCTTGAGCCATTCGTGACCGGGGCCTGCCGGATTGGCCGAGCTGATCATCCGGCACGGCACGCCGGCGGCCGAGCGCAAGGTGCCGCGCAAGAAGTCGATCGGGACCGGCGAGGGCCACGTGCCGACGTCGTCGTACAGGAGCAGCGTGTACTCGTGGCCCTGGTAGCGGTTGGCGTCTTGGTCGCTCTCGAGATACCGCAGCTTGAGCGTGGCGCCGCTAGGGAACACCCACGTCCGGCCCTGCGCTTGGTACTGCGCCCCGACCAACGGAAAAATCTTGAGCATCTCGGCCTGAGCGCCTTCGATCTCAGGAATCGACCGCCGAAACCAGACGCCCTTGGCGTCCTTGCCGTAGGTCGCCTGATGCTGGAGCCAGCAGCCGAGCATCCCGAAGGTCTTACCGCCGCCTCGCGCGCCACCGCAGAGGATGTCGGCGACCGGGCAGGTCACCAGCCACGTCTGCGGGCCGGGATTCGGCCGCCACGCGACTTTGGGCTTAGTCGGCGCCATCGCTCGGCGCCTCGATGGCCAGCGTCGATGCCCACTCGTCGGACGAGCTTGCCAGCGCCGGAACCACCACGACCTGAGCCGCCATCTGCACCGGGCCGCCGTCGGCGCCGGTCACCTGCGTCCGCATGGTGCGCCCGTAATTCTGCGGGTCTCGCCGCTCGAGCATCCACGCTGCCGCTTGCCAGTTGCCGTCATTCGCCGCCTTCTGGATCTTGGCGATGAGCTGCACGCGGCCGCTGCCTTCTGCTTCCTTTACTTCTGCCGCAAATTCCGGGAAATCCTGCCGCCACCGCGTAAATGTGTCATGGTCGATCCCAGCATAGCCGCACGCATCGCCGTAGCTTGCGCCGAGCCGAATCGCATCGCACAGCTTCTTGACCGTCTCAGGCGTGCGCTTGGTTGGCCGACCTGGACTACCCATCGAGCGCCCCGCTACCGGCCTCGACGTTGTTGGCCTTGGCCCATCGCGTCCACCGCCGCCGGATGACGTCACAGTATCGCGGATCAAGCTCCATCAGCCGCGCCTTGCGTCCGCTTTGCGCCGAGGCGATAAGCGTCGTCCCCGTTCCACCAAAAGCATCGCTTATGATTGCGTCAACTGATGTAAATGTTTCGATTGCCCACGTTGGCAGATGAATCGGAAAAGTTGCGGCATGAATGTTCGCAAACTCATTGTTCCGTTGAGGTGGCGCAGAATAAACGTTCTGCACTGTGCCTTGAAAAGAGGCGCATGGTATCGCCCTGCTCGGATTGGGTTGTGGCGATAGAAAGATAAGGTATTCAAAGCGATTAGCCATAACGTTGGCCGCCATCTGAGGGGCGCCGTGACCTTTATCCCAGATTGCAACGTCAACAAGATGCGATCTCATTTCGTGCAGATACTCAACAAACGCAATCTTGTTACCGGCAAGCTGTTGCATGTTGACACACAGGCACTTGCTAACCATCAGCCATGTAGAGCTAAACTCACACAATAGGTCTTTGTATTCGCCATGGGACTTGTTGTCTTGATACAGTCCATACTTGTTGTCTGTTGTGTGCGTGTTGCCTGATAGTCGCTCGCTATCGCCAGCATTGTAGGGCGGGGACGTAAAGCAAAGATCCGCCTTCTCGCCCTGCATCAACCGCTCGACCGCATCCACGCTCGTCGAGTCGCCGCACATCAACCGATGCGGCCCTAGCTGATAGATCTCTCCCGGCACGCTATGCACCGGCCCCGCCTCGTCGACCTCTGGCGGCTCGCCTTCTGGCTCCAGCACCGTCGGCTCGACATCGCCAAGCAGCCGCGCCAATTCCTCGTCGCTGAAGCCTGTATCCGCCAGCAGCGATTCGTCTGCCTCCTTCAGCTCGGCGAGCACTTGGCGCAACGTCGCATCGTCCCACGTCGCCACTTCGCCCACCTT